ATATAAAAGTATTTTTAGATTCTATTGGAACTATTATTTTCCAGGTAATAGTGCAGTTGAACACATAGATCACTCAAACTTCGATCATATTTCAATAATATATAACCCACATACAAGTGAGGGCGGTACTAAAATCGATGGGAAATTTTATCCAGACGTAATGGGACAAGCAAAAGTTTTTAATAGTGCAACGTTACATCAAGGTATTATTCAAGAAAAAGGGTATAGATTTAATTTGAATATTATAGTAAAATTATAATATGCCAATAGGAAGATCACAGATACCAAAACAAATTGAAGGAAAGTTAAGAGGTGCTCGTGACGAAAAAAGAAAAGTCAAATTATATTCAAACGGTGGAAATCCTAGAGTAGGCACAGGTAAAAAACCTAAGGGTTCGGGTAGAAGACTTTATACAGATGAAAACCCAAGAGATACTGTTCGTATAAAGTTTACCACACCATCTGATGCTAGAGCCACGGTAAAAAAAGTTAAAAATATCAATAAACCATTTGCTAGAAAAATACAGATATTAACTGTTATGGAGCAACGTGCTAAAGTAATGGGAAAAAGACAGGTGGTTAATATTGCAAACCAAGCCAAAAAACAAATTCGCAAAACTCGTAAGGTCTAGAACATTTCGACCGAAAGTGATACAATCCAAGAAGTTGTACAACCGTAAAAAGGAGAAGAATGTCTCTTCCAATGCGGCCGCACAAGAAAATAAGGAGTAAAAATGACAAAACTTTGTCCGAGAGGGAAAGCAGCAGCAAAGCGAAAATTCGCTGTGTATCCCTCAGCATATGCTAACGCCTACGCATCTAAAATCTGCGCTGGAAAAATTAAAGATCCATCTGGTGTAAAAAGAAAAGATTTTAAAGGACCTAAACCTGCTATGAAAGGTGGCATGATGAAATATGCTAAGGGGGATCAGGTTAAAGTAAATAAAGTTGCTGGAGCTTTAAGAAAAGCATCTAAGTTACATGCTGCGCAAGCAAAAGTTTTAAGCACAGTAAAAGCAAGTGAAGGAAAATATATTGGTTCATACATAAAAAGTGAAATAGATGGTAAAAAAATTTCTAATAAGTCTTATGAGTCTTATTACAAAGGTATGATCTAATGGCTAGAGGAACTTGCTGGGTAGGATACGAACAAAAAGGAATGAAGAAAAAAGGAAATAAAATGGTTCCAAATTGTGTTCCAGCAGGAATGAAAAAAGGTGGTTTAAAAGATTGGTTTGCTCAGAAGTGGGTAGACATAGGATCAAAGAAAAAAGGTGGGGGATTTAGAGAATGTGGAAGAAAATCTGCGAGTTCATCAAAACGAAAATATCCAAAGTGCGTGCCTGCTGCAAAAGCAGCAAGCATGACAGACTCTCAAAGGAGGAGTGCCGTTGTAAGAAAAAGAGCTAAGGCACAAGGTGTAGGTGGTAAACCTACTAATGTAAAAACAATTTTGAAAAGAGATGTTGGTGGAACTATAAAAATACCAAGTTATAAAAAAGGAAAATTTGGATTTAATTTATTTGAAGTTTCAAATTTACAAATAGACCCTAATTTAGCAAATTTAGAAAAAAATATTAGGAAGTCAAAAGCAAAAATTAATCCTGAATTAAATTACGGTACAATTTATAAAAAGGGAGAGTTGAATATAGGTATTAACAAAGATAGACTAAGAATAGGATTTAAAAAGAGGTTTTAATTATGGCAACATCAGGATCAACATCATTTAATTTAAACATTGACGAGGTAATAGACGAAGGATACGAAAGATGTGGTTTAAGACCAATGGCTGGTTATGATTTGAAAACAGCAAGAAGATCTTTAAATTTATTATTTGCTGATTGGGGTAATAGAGGTATTCATCTTTGGAAAGTTGAATTAAATGAACAAGCACTTACTGCTGGAACCGCAACATACACAGTTGCTGCAAATGTAAATGATGTCTTAGAAGCTTACATTTCTACTACGGCTGCTGCAGGTGATAATGCTAATACGCAAGATGTAGCGCTTACAAAAATAGATAGATCTGCTTATTCAGCTTTGCCAAATAAATTAGCTACAGGTCAACCCTCACAGTATTATGTAGATAGACAAACAACTCCAAAAATTAGTTTCTATGTGGCACCCGATGCTTCAACTTACACGACATTAAAATTTTACACTATTAACAGAATTGAAGATGCTACAGCTTATAATGATCAACAAGCAGACGTAGCATATAGATTTTTACCGTGTATGTGTGCAGGTCTTGCTTATTACTTAGCTATGAAAAAAGCACCTGAAAGAATACAACCTATGAAATTAATTTACGAAGATGAATTGAAGAGGGCTTTGGAAGAAGATGGACAGAGAACATCATTGTATGTATCTCCACAATCGTACTATCCAAATTTATCATAATGGCTAAATACGCAAACGGCACTAGATCACAAGCAATATCTGATAGAAGTGGACAAGCCTTCCCATATCAAGAAATGGTAACTGAGTGGAACGGATCTTTTGTTCATATTTCTGAATTTGAATCAAAACACCCTCAGATAAGAAGGAAAAGGGTTACCGCTGATGCAATTGCTTTACAAAAAGTTAGACCTATGAGATTTCAACAACCTAAAACTGTAGCTTCTAACGATGTTACATTAGCTGATTCAGGAGGTACTTCAGTTGGTGTAGCTAACTTAACTTTACCTGGAGACTTTGCTTTTGAAACTTTTGAAACTGAAGTTACAAGTAACGGAATTACAACAAGTTTACAAACAATGACACCAAGAGATCCATCTTTACAAAACAGAAGAAGAGAAGCTTCTTCTAGAGTAGGGTCTGTAACAGTGAGCATATCATAATGGCAATCACATATACAAATTTTTTAACTCAAGTAAGAAACTACACTGAAGTGGATAGTAATGTTCTAAGTGATACATTATTAGATCAGTTCATAAGAAATACAGAGTTAGATATAGCTGGTCAGGTAGATTACGATGATTTAAGAAAATACGCAACTTCAAATACAACAAACGGTAACAGATATGTTTCTATGCCTAGTGATGCTTTAATATTAAGATCTGTTCAAGTTATTAATTCTAATGTTAGAGACTTTTTGGAAAAAAGAGATACTAGCTTCATATCTGAGTTTTCCCCAAATGACACGGTAACAGGGACCCCAAAATATTATGCTAACTGGGATGAGACTAATATTCTATTGGCTCCTACGCCTAATGCAGCCTTTCAAATACAAATAAACTATATAAAAGATCCTCCGCATTTCGACAGTTCAACAAATACTTATTTATCAGAACACCAAGAAGCTATGCTCCTTTATGGAGTTTTACGAGAGTGTTTTGGATTTTTAAAGGGACCTGAAGATCTATACAAACTCTATTCTGACAGGTATAATCAAAGCATACAAGCTTTTGGTCTACAGCAAATGGGTAGACGAAGAAGAGGAGAGTACGACAGTGGAGTTCCTCGAATAAAAATACCTTCACCGTCACCATAAATTTAATTAAGGAGAAAAAATGGCAATAACAACTAACGCAATTTGTAATTCTTTTAAAAAAGAATTATTAGAAGCAACTCACAATTTTAGTAACCCAGGTGGTAACTCATTTAAACTATCAATGTACACTAACTCGGCTACTTTAGGAAAATCGACAACATCTTTTACAACGGGTAACGAAGTATCTTCACCATCAGGTGGATACTCTTCAGGTGGTAAAGCACTTGTAAACACAGGAACGTCTTTAGCTACTAACACAGCTATTACAGACTTTGCTGATTTATCTTTTGTGGGAGTAACTTTGACAGCAAGAGGAGCTTTAATTTACAACGACACTAACGCTGATAAAGCTGTGGCTGTTTTAGATTTTGGCGGTGACAAAACTGCAACTGCAGGAACTTTTACTATTCAGTTTCCAGCATTTACAACGAGTGCAGCAATATTGAGAATCGCATAATTTAAAGGAGGTACCTGCTATGGTTAACATTACTAATTTGTTTTCTATAGCGGGTATTCCGTTTGGAGTTCTTCATGGCTAATACATGGGGAGCACTGACATGGGGACAAGGTAACTGGGGCGATGCATCAAGCACCACAGTTCAACTTACAGGACTTTCAGTAACATCATCGGTAGGAGAAGAAGCATTTGCTGGAGCAGGTGAAGGTTGGGGTAGACCTGCTTGGGGATCTGGATCATGGGGAATAACAGGTGATGTACTTGCACAAGGTCAAGGGTTAACTTCTGCAATTGGCTCAGTAACCGCTGAAGGTTTAGTAGAAATTGGTTGGGGCCGAGGCGGTTGGGGTAACCGAGCTTGGGGTGATACATTCTCAGCACAAGCTACTGGTCAGACATTGACATCATCTATTAATGCTGTAAGTCCTAAAACAGACGTATCTGTTTCTGTTTCGGGATTAGATTTATTAACTATAACTCAAGGTTTAAATTCAATACAAATAGATTCAAGTATTTTTGTCTTTGTTGGTGAAGATGCAATGACTCTTTCACAAGGTTCACAAAGTTTAGTACAGTCTACTGTTGAATCACCAGCTACCGCTGGTTTATTACAAACTGGAATTGGTAACACTGTTGCAGGATTAAAGATAGGTGTAGATGTAACAGGAATACAAGCAACCTTAACATTAGGATCTATAAGTTTACAGCAAAGCACATTTGAACCAGTTTCTGGTCAGGCAGCTGCCTTAAGCTTAGGTACGCCTGCTGAGATACCTGGACAATTAGTGGGAATTACTGGATTTAATTTAACAAGTGCTATTGGTTCTACAACATCCACAGGAACTGCAAACATACCGTTAACTGGTATAGGGTTGACAGCAAATATTGGTTCAGCTAATGTAACTGCATGGGCAGAAATTGATCCTGGTGTAAATAATGTTTGGACCGAGGTTGATCGAGCCGCTTAATTTTGTTAAAATAAGGATATTATGTCAGCTTATTCTACAGATCTAAAACTCGAATTAATGGTAACTGGCCAAAACGCTGGTACTTGGGGTGATAAAACAAACACAAATTTAAATTTAGTTCAACAAGCTATTGCAGGTTTTGAACAAGTTACATTATCAAGCGGTGGAACTTTAGCATTGGTAATGAGTAATGCTACTTTATCGAACGCAAGAAATATGGTAATCAAATTTGCTACTGCATCTATTGCATCTAGCACAGTTTGTACGATACCTGATGGCATAGAAAAATATTATATTTTTGATTGCACAGGTTTAACTAATCCAACTAACTTAACAATTAAAACTGCTTCAGGAACAGGTTTTTCTCCTGACAGAGCAGCGATATTTGGTGCTTACGCAGACGGCACAAATTTAAAAGAAATTTCTTTAGACACTATGGGCGGAACTATAGCTGCAGCTCAAATTGCATCTGATGCTGTAACAACTGCAAAAATTTTACAATCAAACGTTACACAAAATAAAATGGCAACAAACTCTGTAGGAACTGCACAAATTCTACAGTCAAACGTAACTACAGCTAAACTTGCAGCAAACTCTGTAACATCAAATCAAATTACACAATCAAACGTAACCTTAACAAAAATGGCAGCCAACTCCGTTGGACCAAGCCAATTACAATCTACAGCAGTAACAGCAGGATCATATACACTTGCTTCAATTACAGTTGATGAGGACGGAAGATTAACCGCAGCGTCAACAGGAACTGCAGGTGGAGGAAATATGAGACTTACTACAATGATTACTAGTAACGATCAAATAACACCCTCACCACTTTTAGTAGACACTACGAACGGAAAGTCGGGCACATTTACTGCAAATCCAAACAGTTCTAAAATTCATTTATACGCAAGAGGCGGTGGAGGAGGCCGAGGACCGAATCAATCTAACCCTGGTCCAGCAAACACAAGAGGAGGACACGGTGGATTTGGTTTATTTGTAATTCCAATTTCACAACCGTACTCTGTGCCTTTTTCTATTGGTGCCATCCCAGTACAACCTATGGGACCTACACAACCATTTACAAACGGTAACCCAGTTGTTTGGAACACAAACATCATTTGCACAGGTGGTCAATCAGGAAGATCGGGTGGTTCACCAGGACCAGGTGCTCCAGGCAGAGCAAACACTGGACCCGTAGATCCAGATTATGATTTTTCTACAAAACCTGATGGCAATACAGCTGCAAATAGTGACGGAGTTGGATATTTTATGATGAAATTTCCAATGACAAATTCTCCTGATAACAGCTATGCGTACTTTCCTACAGTTAATAACGCATCAGCAGCTTTGATACCTGGTGAAGCACAAGAAATTGGAGGTGGTGCAGGGCAAACGCAAAATACTGGTTCACTTGGCGGTTTTATGATATTTGAGGATATAGGATAATGGCAAAATTATTTTTTTCTAGCCCTGATTTAGAACCCTGTGGTTGCGTACACGCAACTAAAACAGAGGCGGATGAAAGTTACATCAATAACAAAGAAGGTTTAACTGTAATTGAAGTAAGTGATTCAGATTATGACAACTTTTTCGATGGTACAAGTGCAATAGAATGCAATGGAAACAATGTTTCATTTGTGACAAACACCATTGACGAAACACAAGAAGTTGAAGATGAATACAAAAATGATTTTTCTGTATTCAAAGCTACGCTTGAAGGAAAAGTGGCATACAAAACAAATCACTCAAAAATAGCAGAAGCACAGGCTTGTTTAAATTACTTAAACTCAGTAGATGTAGATAATCAGACTTATCCAAGAACACCATTAAGAAAAGAACTTAAAGATAATGGAGTTTTTGTTGCATTACACTGTTTTTAATATTATAAGTGGATGATGTTTTCATCATCAAAACACATAAAATTCATATATCCAAATTCAACACATGAAATATTTAAAGATATAGATCCTGTTCCTATTTCTGAAAACATACCTGATTGGTATAAAAAATTAAAACATAAAATTAATAGTAAAACTTTGAAAGGATGCATGCCTTTTTTAGATTCTTTAACAGCAGGATATCTTTTAAAAATGCCACAAGATATGATTTTGCGTTTTAATGTAAAAAAAGAAGATGGTAAAAGAGACACTTTTACAGGTTTTTCATATTCTGACGTAGAAACACTTTGCAGAGGATTTATGCTAAATGTTAATGATTCTATAATTCAAGCTCACCCCGTGCATCAATTAGGAACTGAGTGTCCATATGTCAAACAAAATAAATCTCAACCAATTATTAAAATTTTAAATCCTATTATGATACAAACTCCACCAGGTTACTCATGTTTATTTTTACCACCTTTACACAGTGATGAAGATAGGTTTCAAATAATACCTGGCATTGTAGATACGGACCTATATCCTTCAACTATTAATTTTCCAATAGTTGTAAATGGATCAAAGTATGATGAATTAGATACGATTATTAAAAGGGGAACACCTTATGCACAAGTAATACCTTTTAAAAGAGACAATTGGACATCTTCTGTAGAGGAAAGACCAAGGTTGAATTTTATGAGTGGACTTGTTAAATTAAAAGGACATTTATACAAAAACTATCAAAAACTATTTTGGCGTAAAAAAAAATGGAATTAAAAGATTTTATAAAAGTGTATGACAATACATTATCCCCTAAAATAATTGGATCATTAATAAAATATTTAAATGATAAAGGTGATTTCTACGATGCCTCAATTGTTGGTTCTGATGTAAAAAAACGTGAAGTTCATAAAAAAGTTAGAGACACAAAAACACATGATTTTGGAAACAAAAACACTATGACAGATACTCACTGGACACATTTTTTGACAAATGTATTCAGACAATGTGCGCATAAGTATGAAAAAGATGTAGGTAGCGCAACAGGAACGTTAGCACAAAGAATTACTAATGTTACTGCCTTGAAATATGGTGAAGGAGGACATTACGTTCCTCACGTTGATCATGGTCACGATGTGCCTAGGACACTAAGTATAATTTATTTTTTAAATAATGATTATGAGGGTGGAGATTTAAGATTTCATAATCCTGATAAAAATTCAGAGGTTTATAAAACAGTAACAAGTGCACCTGGCAGAGTAATTATTCC